AGTTAAGAGCTTCTCCCAACTATATTTTGCTTCTCGGATTGCTTCTTCCTTTGTTTTGAATATTCTTTGAAATTGGTCTGTTTTTGTTTGGTCAATAATTGCGTAAGCTTCATTTTTCATCTTTTCTTTCCTCCTTTGAACGATCCGATGTTTTCTTTGTCCGCCTATCCCTGAGCGGCTCAACGCCGGGGACGGCGGCAGCAATCAGCTCGCCGACAAATAAGTTTACTGTTTTCCCCGCGTCTTTAGCCGCGTCTTTCACCTTCTGCGCATCAGATTTCCGCAAGCTGATGTTGAGCGGCGAGTAGTTTTCGCGCTTATAATCGCGAGTGTAATCTTTCAAGTTGTAGCCCATATTTTTCTTTTTCCATTTCTGCGGGGATTAGCCGCCCCGCTCGGCTACTATCAAAAGTTGTGGATCTCGCCGTCTCGCCCGATGTATCTTTCGTGGCAAAGCTTTGCCATTTCAAGACCGCTAAAAACGATTTGCATCGGGTGCAGTCCAGCTTCTTTCTTGCCGTTCGTGAAATCCGCGTACTTTCTGCGCGTGCCGAAGTTATCATTTTTGACGATGATGTCGCCGCGCTCGTCTCCGAAGTTAACAACCACCGCGCGAACCTCCCGGTTGACATTTAAGTGATTTTCGTCGATATCGAACACCTCCTTGTATATCTTGGTCGTCAATTCCGCTTTCGTTGCCTTTCCCATTTTCTGTTCCTCCATCATTTATTTGTTTTCGTTTTATGGGCTCCTTGACCCTGTGGCTGTATTATACCACAATTCGCGCGAATTGTTAAGAGGGTTTGAAGAAATTTTTTCAAATTTTCGTTTCAATTTTTCGTTTCAAATAACGCGCAAAAAGTCAGCGCAAACGGCGCGCAAGCCTGTGCTTTTGCTCTATTTTTTGAGCATAAAAAGCGCCTTGCATCAATAGAAAAGTAAAAAAGCCTTGTTTTCACAAGGCTTTTTGTTTGGAGCGAGTAACGGGAATCGAACAGTTTGCAATGCTCAAAAACCAATTGTCGGATATAGATATTTTTTCGGCGTTTCAAATTTCGTTTCAATTTTTACCGAAAACACCGGAAAAATAGGACTGTAGCTGATCCTGGACGCTGCTCTTTTTGGACGCCATAATGTGCCCGTACACCTGGTCAATCATGTTCTCCGTCTCGTGACCGACATAGTCCGCGATGTACTTCTTCGGAACGTTGAGCGACAGCATGACGGATATCAGGTAATGGCGCAAGTCGTGGAAGCGGTACTGCCGGACTCCTGCCTTTTTAATGACCCACCGCCAGCGTGACGTGATGTCCGCCGGGTTTATCGTGATTCGGTCGCCCGGATCCGCTCCGTCCGGCTTGGCGGCATTCAGAGCATCCACGACAGCCGGGAACAGTTTGATGGTTCGCGTGCCGGCTCTTGTCTTGGTCGTCTTGGTGTGGTACTCCTTATCGTCGCCGAGAACGAGCGCCTGGTGGATGCTGATGATGCCGTCGTACAGATCTACATCGCGCCACGTGAGCGCGGCGATCTCCGAGCGGCGCATACCGCAGCAGGCACCCAGTAAGACCGGGATCTCCATGTCCGTTCCGGCGGCGGCTTGCATAATGCGGCGGATCTCCTGCTCTGTCGGTATCCTGACCGTGCTCCGCTCCTTCTGCGGCATCCGGATGTTGAAAGTCACATCCGGCATCTCGTCCGCGAGAGACGCCGAAAAAAGCCCGTAGGCGTTGCGAACTGTTTTGGGTGCAACTCTGCGTGCCTCGTCGCTAACGGCGCTCTGGACAAGGTTTTGCGACAGTGCCGACAGCTTAACGTCAAGAAGCTCCTGCAGATTGTTCCGGACTATGCCGCGATATGAGCGAATCGTAGCCGGGGACAGGACTGCGGCGCGGCGGTCTATGTAGTCGTTCATCATGTCGCGGACGGTTCGTCCCTGCCCTGTCCGTGCCGCGCGCTTGTCTGCCTTGCGCGCGGCAAGCTCCAGCTGCACCTCGGCATAGGTGGCGCGCGTGATTGACTCGACGATAGACTTACCGTCCGGATCCTTCCCGGCGTAGATGCGCGCCGTATAGGAGCCGGACGGGAGCTGTCTGATTCTTGGGAGCCTTGTATTTCGTTTCTTCATGGCAGTCAAAAGGTGCAAATTGAATTATGCTCCAGAACGCCGTCCCGAAAGTAGAGCTGTACACAAACCGCTCTATTCCCGACGACGATTGGCAACGGTAGCAACGCAAGCCCCAGGCACTTGACGGAGTATGACTTTATTATGACATCGCCCCACGGTCTATCATAAGCAGATAATACATCCGGGAACCTGACGTATCGCGTCATTGCCTGTTCTACATCTTTTTCGGTCATTCCAAGCTTCAGCAATTTTGCGGCTTGTTCGAGTGATTTGACGATTCTGCGCTTAGTTATTACATACGCGGCAAATACAGCGTAAAAAGCCATGTACGCAATAATTCCAAAAATGAGCACGCCTTTCATAATACGCCTCCATGGTCGATTTTACCAAATATATTATTACAATTTATGCCAAAAGTCAATAGACGCGGACGGCGGCAGGTGTTATAATAAGACATGAAGAAAAGCAAGGAGGAAAAAATGACAAAATCGGAATTGCAAGAACGCCTGACCGCCATCATCCGCGCGAGTGACAAGCCCGAGCTTGTCGCCGCTCTTACTGTCCTCGCTTCTCGTACATACGTGCGATCGCTTCGACCGTCCGCAGGAAGTCCTCCCGCTTGTCCGCCGGGACACTGTCCGCCGCCTTCAGAACACTGACCATATACGGCGGCTCTTCGCCCTCCGCTTTGGCGGGGGGCTTTTTTTCGTCACGCTCAATAAGCAGATCTGCTGCCGTTACTCCGATGTATTCTGCCATCCGCTTTATCGTGTCGGCGCGCGGAGATGTTCCGTGTTTCCACGCACTTGGCATACTCTGACTGATTCCCAACTCTTTGAGTGCGCTGGATGCACTAATGCCGCGCTCTTTGCATAGGCGCTTGAAATTATCCCAAACCATGGCAACTCCACCAAACCGATGTATTATAATTTGTACAAATCGTAGATTCGATAAAAAAGCGATAAATCGTCTTGACAATATCGCCAAACCGATGTATAATACTGTTGCACCCACCGAGAGGCGCTTGACGTCCAGATCATCCCGCCCGGATGATCCGGCGGGTGCCCATCGCGACCCTCCTGTTCCTCGCCCGCCTTTCGGCGGGCAATGGAAAAGGATGGCAAATCGCAACAAGCCACCCGGCAGGCGACAGAAAAGGCATACCAAAACACACACTTGCATTATAGCAGATTCGTGTCTTGCTGTCAATAGCCTATTTTCAAAAAAAGGAGTTGAAACGCAGAAAAATTGAACGGAAAGCCCCAAAATTCAAGCAAAAGAAGGAAAGGAGAAGCGAGGTATGAAATGCTTTGAAGTAGGAGATCGGGTTGTGTGGAAGGGGTTCCACGGAAAGCTCATCGTGGTGACGCAACGCAACAAGTGCGGCATCGAGTTCGACGCCTGCAAGAAGGAGGTTCCGATGCGCGGTACAATCGCGCTGGCGCTCAGCACCGACGGAACCGACGGCAAGTGGTGGGCATGGGCTCCCATGACTCAGATCGACCTTGAGTGATTGAGGAGGACAGGAAATGACGGAGAAAATCATCGTGTGCAAATACGAGAACGGGGAGCTTGCGTCAAGCTCCGAGGTAAAGCGGACATCGACGGCTTTCTGCAATGTGGAGGCGTTTCTCCGTGAGATGCAGAACGAGATCATGTCCGGCGTCCGGTGCGGCGAAATGTACGCCGCGGACGGTATCGTCTCCACCGCATACGCCGAGAACGGTCTGCGGTGGGTATTCAGAGAGGAGGTGAAAATCAGTGCTGTCTAAACGGGACTACAAGGCGCGGTTGCTCGCGACCGGGACTACAAGTCAGAAGGTCGCCGATCTCATCGGCGCGGCAATCGGGGAGCCGGTGGCACGCTACGAGCTGGCGCGGTGCTTTGACTATAAGTGCGACTCCGGAAAAGTGAGCCGGATCAGAGCGGAGGCGGACAGGATAACCGCCAAGCTGGTACGCCGGCGCGAGAACGAGGAGAAGGAGGACGTGATCGACGCGCTCAAGCGCGAGGGCGTCCTGACGCCTGACAAGGACGTGACGATCTTCCTCGGCGACTACAGCTGGGGCGCGACGGTGTTCGTGTTCATCGGCGGCGAGTTCTACGGCATCCGGAATCCGGAAACCGGGAAGTGGAGGATGCGGAAAGATGGCTAAAAAGGCAGGGACAAACGAGATGCTGGCGACCGTAGGGAGCAACATCGCCTGCCTGACCAAGGTCAGGGGCAAGACCTGCGAGGAGATGGCGCAGACGCTGTGCATGAGCCGCAACACCTGGCACAACCGCGTGTCCAATCCGGGCAGCATCTCGCTTCTTGAGCTCGTTGCGATAGCCAAGGCACTCGGAACCACGCCGCAACGGCTTTTGACGGAAACGGCATGGTGAGTGCGTCAAGAATTTTCGGCGCGGACGGCGTCATACACGCCGTACGACCTGAATCAATCGCCACCGAGGCGGAGGAGGGGCAGACGCACAAGCCGTACAGGCGGCACAACTGCGAGGACATATCGGTCTGCCTTAACTGTAAAAAGCCGTACTGTCCCGGTATCTGCATGGATGTCCGGGCGGGCGCTGAAAAAGCAAAGCGAAAAAGGGATTCCAGGAACAGGAGGAAAAAGCAAGGAAATGAGGTATCAGGCAAAAAAGAGCAGGAGGAAGATATACCGTGACCGTGAGGAGCGGTATTGCCGCCAGATCGAAGAAGACCGCAACGCCGCCGGCGAGGATATCATCCGGGCAGAGCGGGAGGCTATCATCCGGGACATGATGGATGGCGTTCGCCGTTGGGGAGGGTACTACTATGGCTGAAACCGAGGGGCTCAACATCTACCAGCGGATGCTTGCCGTCACGGCAGACATGCAGACGGTTGCCAAGAATCTGCTCGTCCCAGCCGGCAACGGGAAATACCGGGCGGTGAGCGAGACCGATGTACTCAATGCTGTTAAGCCGTTGGAAATCCGGCACGGCGTATACAGCTACCCGGTCGAACGCCGGACGATATCGGTTGACGTTCTGGAGACCGAGGAGCGCCGGAAGGACTATGACACAAAGCAGTACGAGACAATCAAGAAGACGCAGTTCGTCTACCGCATCGAAACGCGGTACCGGTTCGTCAATGTGGATTTCCCCGACGAACACATAGACGTGGTCAGCTATGGCGACGGCATCGACAGCGCGGACAAGGCGCCCGGCAAGGCTATGACGTACTCCGACAAATACGCCTTGTTGAAAGCGTACAAGATACAGACCGGGGACGATCCGGATCAGGATGCAAGCCCTGACTACAAAAAGGCAACGCCCGCGGCAAGGAACACCAAAGCCGCAGAAAAGCAGTCAGTGTTGCCGCCAGAACAACGGCGACCACAACGCGTCGAATCAGAGCAATCGGAACAGGCAGCGGGACAGGATCGCGAGCTCGTGGCGCAGATCAGGCAGCTCTATCCTGGCGAGCGAATCGCCAAGATGCTCGAATTCCACAACGCAGGCAAGCTGGAGGATATTCCGCAGGAGGTGCTTGCCAAATACGTGGCTGTCGCCTTGAAGAAAGGAGCGCAGGATGGAAAGTGATTTCAAGGATCTGATCCAATTTGAACCGGGCACGCACGATCTGACGGCTGACGCGATTGAGCTCATTGCCACGGTCGCCGCGCAGAAGCGGGACATTGACCGCGCAGAAAAGCTGATCAAGGCAAAGCTGCTGGGAGTGATGGGCGCAAACGCGGTCAGCAAGTTTGAATGCGACCGGATTTCGGCGGCGCTGGTGACGCCCGCGAGCAAGCCGCGCGAAGAGCTCGACGTGGAGGGATTGACGCGGGATTTCCCGGAAATAGTCGCCGCATATACGCGGAAGGTGGAAGGGGATCCCAAGGCGCCATACATCAAGATAACAGTACGGGAGGTATAAATCGGTGGCGCTCAACCTTAACAAGGTCATTATTGCGGGTCGGCTATGCGCCGACCCGGAGGTAAAAACGACACAGAGCGGCTTGTCGGTCGTGACGGTTCGTGTGGCTGTGAATCGGCGCACCAAGTCCGGGGAGCATCCCGAGGCTGACTTCTTCACGGTTACGGCATGGCGGCAGACCGCCGAGTTCGTTGGCAAGTACTTCCGGAAGGGCTCCGCAATCTGCGTGGTCGGATCGCTGACCGTCCGAACTTGGGAGGATCGCGAAGGGAACCGCCGGCAATCGACGGAGATCATCGCGGACGAGGCTCTTTTCGCGGAAAGCAAACAGGACGGAAGCCAAGCCGGAGCGCAGCCTGCGGCATCTTCTCAAGCCCCTGCGGACTCGCAGGGCGTAAATCCACACTACAGCGCAGTCCCCGGAACGCCGGACGGGATGGCTTTTGAACAAGTAGGCGAAGATGATGACTTGCCGTTTTAAGCAAGCGAAAAAAGAAAGGAACAGGTAAACAAAATATGGAAGCTGTAAACAACATGATCGGGAAATACGTTATCGTGCGCGGGAATAGATCCGGCATATTTGCCGGAACGTTCGCCGGCATGGAAATAGGACTCACATGGCTCACGAATTGCCGCCGGCTCTGGTATTGGGACGGAGCCGCCAGCGACTTCCAGATTGCGACCGACGGGACTAAAAGGCCGGACAACTGCCAGTTCACGGTGACCGTTGCGGAAATCATTCTGACCGACGTCATTGAGATTATTCCGGCAACAGAAACGGCAGAAAAACGCATCAAGGAGATCAAAGAATGGAAGCGTTGAGCGACAAGATCAAGGCGTTTCTCGGCTCCGGCTCCGGCTCCGGCTACGGATACGGCGACGGCTCCGGCTCCGGCTCCGGCTACGGATACGGCGACGGCTCCGGCTCCGGCTCCGGCTCCGGCTCCGGCTACGGATACGGCGACGGCTCCGGCTCCGGCTACGGCTACGGATACGGCGACGGATCCGGCGGAGTCGCATCCGTTAACGGCCGCACCGTTTATCTCGTCGATGATGTCCCTACGATTTTCACGGCGGTGACCGGGGATGTAGCCAAAGGCTTCATTTTGAATTCGGACTTGACCGAAACCCCTTGCTATATAGCCAAGGGACGTGGTTATTTTGCCCACGGAGAAACGCTCCGTGAAGCAGTAGACGCCTTGCACGCAAAGATATTTGACGATCTGGAGCCTGACGAGAAGATCTCCGCCCTGCTCAGCGAGATAGAACTGGGTCAAAAATACAAGGTGTCAATCTGGTATGATTGGCACCACCGGCTCACCGGGTCGTGCGAAGCCGGGCGAAAGGCTTGGATGCGGAATCATGGCGTCACGATGGACGACGAATATACGCTTGAGGAGTTTTGCGATTTGACCAAAAACGACTACGGCGGAGCAATCATCAAGCAGCTTGCGGAAAGGATCGGGAAGAAGTGAAAAAAGTACATAGATGGATTGAAAACGCGGTTGAGTTTCTAACCGCTCTGCTAACTGGGAAAGACCGTCAGATGGTTGACGCTGGTCTTGCCGACTATTCCGGGCAGGGGCGAGACAAATACGGGAGGTAAGTCTCTCGGAATAGTCGAAAAGACATGGACGGGATTGAAAAGATTTCAAAAATCGTCGCAGCGATCCTCGAAGCCGGGAAGCAAATAGGGAGAGCCGAGCGGGAAGAGGAAATCAAAGTCGAAAGACGGCAGAAGGACGCCGAGAGGAAGGCGAGAAGCCGAAAAAACGTGTCACGTGACATTGTCGAAGATGTCACAGGACATTCCGAAGGATGTCACGTGACATTTGTGCCGGAAAAGCAATGTTCAAAATTCCAAGTAGCTGAGAACGCCGAGGCTTTCCGGGACATGATTGACGCCGCAATTTCAGACGGCGAACAATCAATAAAAGCATTGATTGACAGTGCTTTTATAGAAGGAAAGGAGGAAGGAGCTAAGGAAGCGGAGCAGGAAAGAAAGAGGAAAGAAAGCGCTGATAGGAACAATCGACGAATTGCAAAAAAAGGACATTTGTCCGCGGACGTGTCCGCGGACATGTCCCCGGACAGTTCGAGCGGTTCCCCCTCCTTTTCGCCCCCCTTTTTCCCCCCCTCTTTTTCCCCCTTGAACCCCTTTTTAACTCCCCCCTATAATCCCCCCACTTTTCCGCCCCCTCGCGCGGTCAACGCTGACGCGTTGACCTATGCGCCGGAAGGTCACCGCTACCGCGGCGACCGCGTGCGGTCAGACCGGGGACGCGGAAGCTCAGCACAAGACGGCGGAAAGACCGCGGATCTATTCGCCGAATTCTGGAACAGGTACCCGCGAAAGCAACACAAGCAGGAGGCTTGGCGCGAGTGGTGCAGGCTTGCACCGGACGCCGAAACGACCGACCTCATCGCGCGAGCCGTCGAAGCGCGTAAGCAGTCACGGCTCTGGCAGGAGGACGGCGGACGGTACGTCCCAAAGCCTGACAAGTTCCTACGCGGCAGGCAGTGGGAGGACGAGTTGCTTGACGTGGACAAGCCGGTCGAGACGCAAGAGGACGGCGGAAATAGTGCCTGCGGCACTTTCGACACGAATGATTTCTTTCGGGCAGCTGTCAAAAAAGCTACTGGCGATGAAGAGAAATGAAACAGGAGGCTGTATGCAAAAGGAGAAAACAAAGATACCTTTCCCAAATAAAAAATACAGCGTTATATACGCAGATCCGCCGTGGGCTTATCAACAGGGTGGCAGAGGCGCCGCCAAGCACCATTACGATACGATGAGCACCGAGGCGTTATGCCAAATGCCCGTGCGTGATATATGCACCGATGATGCCGTGCTTTTTATGTGGGCTACATTTCCGAATTTGCCGGAGGCATTAAAGGTAATGGCGGCTTGGGGCTTTATCTACAAAACCGCCGCCTTTGTATGGGTAAAACAAAATAAAAAAGCATCCACATTGTTTATGGGTGGCGGCTCATATACCAGAGCAAATTCAGAGGTTTGCCTGCTCGGTGTAAGCAAAAACACCAAAACAAAAAGGGTTGTAGCATCGCACAGCGTGCGGCAAATTATTGTTGCACCCGTCCAGCACCATTCTCAAAAACCCGCAGAGGCACGGAGCCGCATCCGTGAACTGACGGGGGAGGATCACTCTTACATAGAGCTTTTTGCAAGGAATACAACACCGGGCTGGGATGTCTGGGGAAACGAGGTAAACAAATATGAGTGACAAGGAATACAGCGAAGAATTCGACAGACTTCGGAAAAACCGTGTTTCTGTATCGTTCTTCAAGTACGGCTCTGTCCGTGACAATTACGGCGGCGGTCGCGTGGATGCAATCGCAACAGCGGAGCGGTGCATTGAAGCATTCAAAAAGGATGGCAACACAGAGCACCTTGTTGATGCCGCAAACTATATGATGTTCCGGTTCATGTATCCGTATCCGGGTGAAGGATTCCGCGGCACTGATGACAGCGGGAGCGTCGGAACGGTCGGTGTACCGATCAACATGGAGGGGTAAAGCATGATAGAAATCATAAGACGGATTGCTATGATGGCGGAAGAAATTGATGGAGGAAGCCAATGACAAATTTTGACAGAGTAAAAGCGATGAATGCCGAGGAAATGGCAGAGTTTTTAACAAAGGAATATGACGGAGTCTGCTCTTGTTGCGTAATCGAGGATCTGGAAAAGCGAGAAGTAAGATGTTATTCGATCCCCGGAATGTGTACGCAAGGCGTAAGACGGTGGCTTGAAAGCGAGGTGACGGAACATGCCGAGGTACATTCACGATAACACCGAACTGACGGAGGGGCTTCTATGATGGCGAAAGAAACGGAGCGATTCCGGTCATGATTGCGGCGCTACTCGCAGGCATTACAGCGCTTTTCGCCGTGGCATTTGTAGTCGCTTGCTGTCAAGTGCCCGGCAAAGAGTCGCGCAGAGAGGAGGCATGGCTTGAATATCACGATACCAATACAACCGGTCACCAAAAAGAACAGCCAGCAGATATGCCGGAACGGAAGAGGTAGACCGCTTATCCGGCAGTCAGACAGATACACCGCATACGAGGAAGCGGCTCTGCTTTACCTGCGCCGGTACAGGTGGGCGGGCGGATTGCCAGTAAACGTCCGCGCCGTGTTCTACGTTCCAGACCGGCGCAGGCGGGACTTGGTCAACCTTCTGGAGGCGTTGGATGATTGCCTCGTTCGTGCCGGAGTCCTTCCGGATGACTGCTGGGCAATTATCCGCTCGCATGACGGATCGCACGTAGAAGTTGACAAGCTCAACCCGCGGACGGAAATTGAAATTTCGGAGGTGAATGCATGATGAAAAAGCTCATAGCTTCATTGCGCCACGCATGGGCGTGGATCTGGCAGACATGCGGCACATGCGCCTATCGTGACTGCGCGTCAGACTGCGCGGAGTGCCACATCTGCAGGCATGGAAAGCCAAGGTGGATCTATGCAGGCAAACGCTGACGCAATTGCGACCGGAAAGCAAGCGGCTACATCAGCGTTTCAGCTTTTCGGAGCGGTCGGATCTCCGGCTGATCCGAAAATCGAGGACTACCGTGAAGATCTGGAGACCTACCGCGACTTGCACGCCGTCGCTGTGGTTCTGTCAATCCTGCAAGACGAGGGAAAGGACATCGTTGTTGACGCGGTGCGGCAGATCTACATCGAGCCGTTCAAGGAGAACGTGAGCCGCAAGCGCGTTATTGATGATCGCGTGATACGCTTTTCCATGACTCGTTACGTATCGGTTCGGTCTGTTTACCGATACCTGCTGGACGCGCGCAGGTTGTTCGCGTCGGTTCGATTTCCAAGCAAATTTGTATAAAATGCCGAAAAGGTGCCCTTTTACTGTCAGAATAATGACAGGAGCAGGGCACTTTTTTGGTTTATCATGATAGCATGGACTACAACGAAAGGAGGTGCACCATGTCCGAGAAAAGTGAAGAAGCGCGGAAGAGGTACCAAGCGCCTCAGTTTGTCGCGGGCTCAGCCCGGGCGAGCGAAGCTGGAAAAAAAGGAGCTGCCGCGTCTGCAAGGAAGCGAGCCGAACGCGCTTTGATTCGTAAGACACTGGAGGATGTTCTTTCCAGCGACTTCCCTATGAAAGACGAGAAAAAGCGCCTCCGACTGCTCGGGTTCGATCCGAAAACGGTACAGCAAGCGCTTGTCATGTCGGTGATTGCCAAAGCGATCCAGGACGGGAACAACAAGGCACTGATCCAATACGCGCAGCTCTTGGGTGAGCTTGAATTCACGGACAACGGATCCTCCAAGGTTGACGCTATACTCGCGGAGATTGACCGCAAGGCGGAGGACGACCGATGCGAAGTCGAAGACGATGGCGACGCTTGACCTGACGGCAAAGCAGCGCGAGTTCTGGCGCGGATGCACGCATCGTTGGAACATCAAATGCGGCGCCACGCGGAGCGGAAAGACGTACCTCGATTACTTCCTGATCCCTCGCCGTTTGCGCGACACAGCCGGTCTTGAAGGGCTTGCAGTCATCATGGGCGCAACACAGGCGACCGTCAGACGGAACATCATCGAGCCCATGAAGCGCATCTGGGGGGACGATCTGGTCGGGGATATCCGCAACGACAACACGGTGCAGCTGTTCGGCGAGCGGTGCTTTGTAATCGGCGCCGACAAGGTCAGCCAAGTTGACAAGGTGCGCGGCGCGTCCATCAAATACTGCTACGGTGACGAGGTCGTGACATGGCATCAAGAGGTTTTTGAGATGCTCAAAACGAGACTTGACAAGCCGTACAGCAAGTGCGACGCGACTTGCAACCCGGGAAGTCCGGAGCATTGGTTGAAGGCGTTCGTTGACTCATCCGGCGCGGATATATTCTATCAGCAGTACACCATTTTTGACAATGATTTTCTTGATCCGGCTGTCCTTGCGGATATGCTCCGCGAGAACAAAGGAATCTACTACCAGCGCTATATACTCGGTCAATGGGTTCGCGCCGAGGGTGCTATTTACCGAGAGTTTGCGGACAACGAAGAGCAGTTTTTGATCGACGCTGACAAGCTGCCGCGCGAGCGATTCGGCGAGATCGTGATCGGGCAGGACTTCGGCGGACATAAGTCCAAGCACGCATGGACTGCTACGGCAATCACGAGGGACTTGCGCGAACTGTATGTACTTCGCTCCGAGGAATACGACGCGACCGGCATGGCGGTTGAGACGATGATCCAGCATTTTCTCCGGTTCTACAGCGGGATCCGGGAGAGGTACGGGAACGTGTCAGCCGTCTACGCAGACAGCGCAGAACAAGCGATAATCAACTCTGAGCGGCTTTCCGGACTGCCGGTCAGAAACAGCATAAAAAACGAGATAAACGACCGTATACGCGCTACCGATCGACTTCTGACCGGGCGGCGCATTCACGTCGTGCGCGGCGAAAATGCATCACTGTGCAAGGCGCTCCGCGAGGCGGTTTGGGATGACAAGTCAAAAAGCGATACTCGGCTTGACATCCCGGGCGTGACCAATATTTGTCCGCTTGACGCCTTCGAGTATTCCTGGGAGCACCGGATCCGCGCGCTGACGGCGTGAATTTACGCAAAAGGGGGACATACCGTGAGTATAACTTTTGAACCGGGATGGCTTGCGATTAGCTTCCGCGCCGCACTGGAGAAGGCACTCAGTGTATTCGGACAGAAGAACAAGGCGACCGAGACCTTGATGCAGCAGAGGGTTGAGGAGACGTGGGCACGCCAATACATGGCGACCGACAAGATCAATTTCGCCGAGATATTTTCCGTTCGGCTGACAAACTACGCCGCAAACGGGTCAACCGTGGAATGCGAGGACGAGGAGACTGGTGCAGTCCTGCGCTCCATGTGGTCGAAGCTGTACAAGTGGATGCCGCTTGGCATAGCGACCGGGCGCGTCTATCTGCTGCCGTACATAGTCGGCGACAGCGTATACGTCTCGTTTGTTCCGCAGTCGCAAGTCATCGAAACCGACATGACCGGCGACGATGTGATTGGGTTTGTCTGCGTCGCGGACACCAAGGTGATGAACAGAAAGGAATACTGCCGGATCGAGCACTACCACTACGACCGGGATACAAAGTCGTACAGCGTAAGCAACAAGGCTGTTGAACGTGCCAGCGGGGTTGAGGTGCCGTTGGAGCTGATTCCTGCGTGGGGTCAGATCCAGCCCGTCATCGTGTTCGCGGGCGTAGACGCTCCGCTCTTTGGATTCGTGGACAGCCCCCGCGACAACAGGCTACCGTCCAAGCCTGCCGGCGCCGGCATCCTGTACGGGTGCGAATCCACCGTCAAAGAGATCCTTGACTGCATTCAGCAGTACGAAACCGAATACAGCAACACGGTGTCGGTTCTCGGCGTCAATCAAAGCCTTGCCACGCCCACGATTGATCCTGGTACTGGATTTACGAGCGGCGTTGACGCTTCCGCACTGCCGCCGCGATACATCCGATACAACGCAATCGGGAAGCTCGGAGCGGATCAGTCCGACTTGTTCTCCGTGTTTTCCCCGGACATTCGAGGCGAGGCATATCGGTCAAGACTGCTTGACTTGTTCGGGCGGCTGGAACGTCAGGTCGGGACATCGTCCGGCATTCTTACGCCGGCGGAAACCGCGCAGGCTACAGCGACGCAAGTCCGGCGAACGATGTATGACACGCTCTGCATGGTTGACCGTATTCAGGAGAGCGTTGAGCGCGCGGTTGATGCCGTAGCCTATGCGGTATCCGTTCAGCTGTCCGCAATCGGTCATGCGGTTGGTGATTATAAACCGTCAATCACTTGGGGCGACGGCATGGAGACAGCCAAGGATGAGCACTTTGGAATGATGTCGCAGGCTCACTCCTCCGGCGTGATATCAGACGCCGAATATCGGCAGGAGGTCTACCCGAGCGAAAGCATTGAAGAAGCGCAGGAGGCGGTCGAGAAGATTCGCGCGGAAAAGCCGGATCCGCTGATGTCCATGTTCCCGACGGAGGGTGACGAGTGATGCAGCTGATACACGGGGACTGCATCAGCGCAATGGAGCAGATGCCGGACGGGTCGGTTGACCTTATATTGACGGATCCTCCGTATAACATCAAAGTCAAAAGAACCAAGAACGGGAAGGCTCGCACGGAGGAATGGGACTGCATCAAAGATTATCCGGATTTCATGATGCGGTGGATAGTGCAAGCCCATCGCGTACTAAAGCCGCAAGGCGTCATGTACTTTTTCCACAACGACATGAATCAGCTCCCGGAAATCATGGAGCGGATTCGGAAAGAAACAGACTTTGCGCTCATTTCTTTCCTGATATGGGACAAAGGGGAATGCCGGGCGCAAGCATGGAAATGCAGGGATGCTGAAAGCCACACCGCGCTTCGCTCGTGGTTCAACACCTGCGAATATATCCTGCATTATGTTAAGAGCGGAGCCAGCAAAACAGAATGGGACAAGACAGGACTCGACCGGATATACAGCAACCCGGAGTTATTCCGACCGCTCAAAGAGTGGTACCGCTCCGAGCTCAAGCGACTCGGAAAGACCGAAGCGGATTTGATAGATTTTTATAAGCAAGTAACCGGCAAAGGCGATGGAATGTTCCGCCACTATTTCAAGGATTCACAGTTTTCGATTCCGACGGCGGAGGTATATCAAAAGGTGTTTGTCCCATTCGGATTCCGCCGCCGCGAGTATGAGGACTTGCGCCGCGAGTATGAGGACTTGCGGTACACCCACCACGTTGACGGCAATCACAAGGCGCTAATCAAATGCGCACCGCCGAACAGCACCGGGCGATTGCATGTCTGTCAAAAGCCTGTGGAGCTTCTGCGACGGCTGGTGCGTGTTTCAAGCAATCCTGGGGACGTGGTGCTGGACTGCTTTATGGGAACCGGCTCTACCGGGTGCGCGGCGCTCCGTGAAGGGCGCGACTTCATCGGCATCGAACTCGACGCCGGATTCTTCGCGGCGGCAAAAAAGCGGATAGAGGAGGAAGCGGCAAACCCGTATGCCGATAATTTGACGATATGGGACGATACGCTTACAAAAAGAGCTTGCCGGACTGGAGCGCACAGACAGCCGCAGACCTCAAAATCGCAATAAAAGCCTACATCCTGTCCGCCGTACTCAACAGCAAGAGCGACGAGCAGATCCGGGAACACGTCCGGCAAGAGGTTGAGGAATTCCGACAGGAGTTCGGCGAGGCGCAAGCGGAGGAGGCTTCCGGCTATGTGCAGGAGCTGACCGCGCTGGCGGAGGATGTGCTGACAATGACGCGGAACGCGATGGGCAATCTGACGCCGTACATGTTCGCGGCGGCAGTAGCGCCGACCGGGAATCTGACCGAGGCACAGAAAGCCAACATCGGAAAGGCGGCGCAACTCATCCTGCGACCGACAGACAGGGAAACGGTCAGGAAGGTCGCCGCCGAATACCGGTACAAGCCGGCAAGTGGAGAGCCGACCGCAGATCTTCCGGACTTCGCTTACAACCGGGCGACGCCCGCGCAGACCTACTACAAGGACGTACACGAACAGACGCGGGCATGGATGCAGGATTTCCAAAAGATCAAAGAGAGCCGGAACTTTGTCGCAAATGTAAACCCAAGAGCTTACACGGAGATGGGGGTGCGCTTCGATGCATACCGCCGCGAAAAGGCTCGGCTGATACAGCAGGGCGTCAAAACCGTATACGTTGCGCCGCATGCCAACTGCTCATTGCGTTGCCAAAGATGGCAAGGGCGCGTGTACAGCCTGGACGGATTCCGGGGCGTGCGAGACGGGCGGAAGGTGATCCCTATCGAGGACGCCGCCGATAACGTGACGTACACGAGCAAGCGCACCGGGAGAACGTATCAGGCAGGTCTATTCGCGTATAATTGCCGGCACAGTATGACGCCGTATCACGACGGGCAACTTGTTGAGACGATACCGGCGGACGTGGTGGCAACGCAACGAGCGCTTGAAGAACGGCAACGCGCGATGGAGCGGGAGATCCGCTTCCAAAAAGAGAAAGGAACATATTGGGAGATTCTGGCGGGCAAAAACAACAACGTCGGACTGGACAAGGTGGCGCGGTCGTGCTACGGCAAGGCAGCTGCTTTGAAAAAAAGATACATAGCATTTTCGAAAAAGAACAACATCCCGGTTGTTCCAGAGCGCCTTTCGATAATGCAAGGCGAGGCGCTTTATACGCGGACAGCCCGGGGCAAGCGCGATATCAAGGATGTCAGCGTGAACCCCGATGTCAAAATATAAAAATATGACTGGAATGTCGTTAAACTATCAAGGCAAGGGACGCGACCCCGTAAAAAAGCGTAGCCGATGGAGGAACTTATGAAAAGAAGCGAAATTGAAGCCATCCTGAACAACGCCGAGCTTGACGCGGCGGCGCGAATCGACCAGATCATGGCGGTGCATGGTCGAGACACGACCGCATGGCAGCAGGAACGCGCCACCTTGACGCAAGAGCGTGACGACGCACGGGCGTCAGGAACCGCGCACGCCGACTATGACGCCGTAGCGTCTGAGCGTGACGAGTTACGCGCGTACAAGGCGGACAGAGAGTTGGGCGACAGATTCGCGGCTGTCGTTGGCGGCGCCAAATTTGCGAATGATTACACCGAAAAAGGTGTGCGGCGCGATTTTGCGGCGGCGCTTAGCGAAGAAGGAAACAAGGACAAGACCGACGCTGATATATATGCCGGAATTGTCCACGGACACGAGTCGGAGTACTTTGTCGGAAAGCCGAGGATCATCATGCCGGCGCCGCAGGGGGGGAAAACTCCCAAGGATGAATTCCAGGCATACACCGACCAAAAGTACAAGGACGATCCCTACTATAAGCCGAAAGGCTAAAAATCAGAAAGGAAAAATACAATGTCGATCAAATACGGAACCATGTATGTCGACGAGAGATATGCGTCGATTTTTGAGCCGAACCTCTACCGGGACACCGTTCTGGTGCCGGGCGTGACTTACACCGACAAGTATCAGGACGGACCCGCCGGGGCGATCTACGTCCACAAGTTTGCGGACGGTGCGCCCACCGTGCCCGGAACGCCTGGACGTGACTTCACTCACACGGTAGCAAGCGACTCGCTCATCCCGATCATGCTCAACAACAACTACCAGGAATCGGACAAGCTGTATCAGGTTCAGCTTGACGCGATTTCCGCCCCTGCAGCAGATGCACTCATGACTCGCGTGACGCAGAAGGTGCGCCAGGGTCGTGACCTGTCCGCCGTTGGATGCCTCATCAACGAGGGCACGAGATCCTCCAACTCCGGCGTGATCGGATCCGCTTCCGGGAACGTTTCGGCGCTTGACGCGCTTGGAAAGGAGCGCACTGCCGCATCTGAGGCGGCAGCTTCTTCGGCTCGCGTCGTTCTTGCCGCTCCTCGCTTCGTTGAGCAGTTCGTCAAGGAAGCATTCGGAAAGTTCACGCCGTCCTACAACGACACGCTGATCCGAAGCAATGCGCGAGTCATCGACTACCTTGACTTCCACATCATCGAGTGCAATATGCTGTCCATCGCGTCCGCGTCCAAGTATTACGACAGCACCGGCGCGCTGAAGACCGTTGCCCAGACTGATCTCGCCGATGTCGATTTCATCATGTACAATCCGGAAGCATTCTCCGTTGTTGACAACCTCAACGTATTCCGCATGGTTGACGGCGGCAAGGACTTCCTCGGCGTGCTGGCACAGGCAGAAGTCAACACCGGATTCAAGGTGACCAATTCCGCGCTCGTTCGCGTGCGCAGAACGACAGCCGCAGGCTAAGGAGGCAAGCATGGCAAACGTATACCGCCCGTATAGCGACGGGCAAATGGACTATGACGCGACGCGACACAGGTACCGGCTCACGCCCGAGTACGTGCTAAACGAGTTGGGCATAGATCTGGACTCCCAGCTTGCGAGCGGGAACGCTGCCGACCGCGGGCGCAACCCCGGGATATTCCTGCGCCGCGTATCCGACCATATTTACGGCGCAGTGTACAGCGCCACGCCGTACCGGTTCGGCAAGGAGCGCGAGTTGGCACTTTCGCGGAGCTTTCGCGACACCTTGCGCGACGCCATGTCGGAGCAGGTGGTTTACATACTGCAGAACGGGGATCCGTCCGCGTATGCCGGGGTTGACGCTGTGGCATATCAGTCGGTGGAGCGGGAAAGGCTGGAGCAGGCGCGTATAGCGCCGATGGCGCTTGATTTGCTCGTGTCCTCCGGAATCATCAGCCTCGGATACCGCTCCGGGCGAGACATTACGCCGGACTACAGCCGGGAGGGTTACTGATGTACGAGTTTTTGCGGGCAAAAAGCCGGGAACCGTTTACCGCCCTGTATTTCAAAAGCGAGCCAACGCTTCCGATGGATGAACCGGGCGAGCGGTTTGCGTACCGCGAGGCTCCGCGCTTTGACAGCGTGGACAATGTGATCCCAAACGTCAAGGAGCGGAACGCGCAGAAAAGCATAGAAACGACATCGCCGATACGGTTCCTCCCGGATGGGTATGTCGTGATTGATGATACGCTGTGGAGAATCAACACCGTCACGGCTACGCCGCGCACAGGAATGGCGGCGGCTATAAACCGCCGTCCGCCTGTGACGCAGACGCTGCAGATCCAGCAGGTATACAATCCGACGGGGGCGAGAGTATGAGGCGGTCGGACTTCCTGCGGATAGCGAGGACAATGGCGGCGAACTTAAAGCAAGTCACGCCGAAGGACACCGGGAACCTCGCGTATAACGCCACAAGGTATGAGCCATTGTCCGCCCAAGCGGTGCGGATATATGTAAATACGCGCGGAGACCACAAGCCGGAAAGCCGGGACGGAATCGCTCCCTACTTCGTTTATGTCAACTACATGAAAAGCAGGAAGCGAACGGACAGGAACGGAAACGTGGTAATAAAGCCAAACCGCAATTACCACTACTGGGACGACGCGATTGACGCGCAAGTAAAAGAGATCGCCCGCATCGTCGGCGGGGATGTAAAGAAGGAGGGTGCGCCCGATGCTTGATTTCGACAAGCTCAGAGAGCTATACGAGGTGGAGACTGGGTACACCCTTTTCCACGACTACGGAGAGCTGCAGGATGCCCAAAGAGCGCACCGCGAAAAGAATACGTTGGTGTATCCTGTTTTCGGCTTGTTCGCCACAACGCCCGCTCAGCTTACTCCGGTCAAAGGTGCTTTTGTTGGGACTGTAACGGCAAACATAACGGTGCTATGCCGCCCGGATAAGATTGACGAGGTGCGCCAACATCTCAACGATACCGCTGTACGCCTTAACGGCACGACCGGGGAGATAGACGGGTACACATATACGTACAACACAGAGACTTGCTACGTTGGCGAAGAGATCCGCGACAACATGATGGACTACACTGTCCCGGTTTACCAGTCCATAACGTACAGCATCGTTGAAGGCGGCGTGTCTTCCTACGCAGTCAAAGTGACGATTGACGGGTTCCCCGTTCCGTCCCTGTCCGTCACGCAGACACGGACTAAAACGTCCAACACATACGCCGGTGATGATATGGTCGGTCGCGTGGGCGTTCAGCTTGAAGCGTATGGAGTCGATATAACCGTTCCCTGGCTCACCGACGGGATTGTCGGCGTTCTACGGAGAGAATGCGCAGAGGCGTCACGCGGAATCGCTCATGCCGTCGAAATCGACAACAACGGGGAAATAACTGCGTACCTCATGGTTTGCGGAAACATCGTGACCACTGCCCAGCCTCCGCTAAACGTAGGACTTACGATCTCCATGGTTGAGGCAGTGCCGGAGGCGTCCCGAATACCGTCATGGTGGGTACCGTTCACGACGGAAAAGCGCGTCGTATCGGTGAGCGCGGACGGGACACCGCGAACGGTGCTTTGGGGCGACGGAACCGGGTGCCATGTGGACGGGTTCTCGTGGCATCGGTATGCCGAAGAAGGCGCGCACACAGGCTACATTATCGCGCACATGGCAAGCCCGGACTATTTGCCGATGGCGGAAGGCGTGGATCTGACGGGGCGCAGACTGCGCATAGCAGAGGACAGCCCGACCAGCATCCTCACAGACGCCGACATGGTCAAGACCACGAACGGCGGCACAGAGATACAGGGCGGCAGGCTGTACATGGTTGACGGAACCGATATGATCCCGATTGACAGAGACATCGGATATTATGGTATCACAAAGGGAACAAAGATAGAGGGCATCCTTTCCGGCAAGGTGACGCAGGCGGGAACGATATTGGAGTACGATAGAAATGGCTGATATTAAATACAGCGTAACAATCCGCGACGAGACAGGAAGCGGAACCGAGACGGTAGCCGGAGCGTCTGAACAGACCACCGCCAGACCGGGAACTCCGCTAAGCCAAGGCAGTGCGGAGCGGAGCGCATCAACCGGCAAGCTGGCGACTGCATTGGTCGCGGTCAAGGCAGTCGATCCTTATGTCAATCAAGCGGTTGCATTTACTATTTCCCGCATTGAGTTTTCGACCGGCTCCACGGAGCTACAGCAACGCGCTCAGATATTCAGCGGTGCGGCATCGTCCGCCTACTCAATAGGCATGGCGGCTATTGTCGGCGGCTTGCCGGCGGCGGCAGTCGTTGCGGGCGCTCAAATCCTGCAGACGGCTATTTCCGCGATGCAGAACGCGGTAGCGATACAGGATCGGAAAGCGCTTGAATCCGAAACGATTGCCAACAAAAAGAGCCGAATCGGCGCCATATCAAACAGAAGCAGGGGGGCAAGGCAGTGAACAAGGTGCGCGTATCAATAGGCGGGCAGGATTTCACCAAGTTTGCAACCTTGCCTTTAACTCTTCAAAATACGCTCAACGACACGCTGGACAGCGCTCAGGTGTCTTTGCACAACATGAAGAGGTCGGAGCCGTTTGAGCCAATGACGGACGCAGTGCTTACCGTCAACGGAGTGGATACGGCGTACAAGGTAGCCGGTGACGAGGTTCTTGAAGTATTCGGCGCTGGTCGGTTCTCGCATACGGTGACGTTGATCGAATACACCAAAGAGGCAGAGCGCTTGATCATGGAGGCGAAAGCCTTCACCCGTCCGAAAATTCCGGACTATTCAGACGGTCAGACCGATGTGACGGTGTACCTGTGGGAAGAGGACACCGCATTGGGGACGGACGGGACGCTGATTGGTTCAGACACATCATCGGCGTTCGCGTCGCCTATTCTCAAGGGCGGCGGCGCAGTAGCCATTCCGGCGATTTCTGGTATTTTGGAAAATACTCTTGCCGGATACGGAACAAATGCAGAAGCAAGCTACTGGCATATCACGGTTTTCAGAAGTGAAAGCCCGCAAAACGTCGCGAGCATGGAGCAGGCAGGGGCTCTTGTCTATACATCCGACAGCTCGCAGACAACAGAACGGGAGGCTATTGACCTTTCGGAATCCGGGTTTTACTATTTCAGATACAATTACCGGAATGATTCAAAATACTACAGCGCCATGTGGCAGGTGTCAGTGGTTGCAAATCCGGTGGCGCGCGCCCCGTACACCGTGCGCAAGGTGGTGGACACGTTGCTGACCGTGTGCGAGCCGCTTCGCGTCGGAGATGATCCACGGTACCGGCTGGAGGTTAAGGCTGGGCAGATGGCTGTATTCTCGCAGGACGCGCCGGAGTTTCACTTTTCAAATTCCCGCACACTGTGGGAAAATTTGAGGGAAGTCGGGAAGTACATCCACGCCATACCGCGACTTGTTCCGCGCGTCGGATATACGGCGGTACAGTTTGACGAGCTGGGCGGGAATCAGAACGCGGACACAAGTAAGGGGCGCCGCGTATCCGGATCGGCGTCGTGGGATATTTCCACGTATGCCTCCGGGCTTGAAACGATGGCGGCAAACCTTATCACAGCGGAGAATGACGCGCAGAGCACCATATGCGAGCCATTCGGCAAGGGGTGGAAATCGCTTCGCACCGCGTCCGAGACTGCTCGGATTCAGGAGGGAACCGCCAACATCGAAACAGCGTACCCAATCGAGAGCGTGTCCCGTGTGCTTGTTTACTTCCAGTACGGCGGAAAAACGTATCAGGGAGACATCACGCCATACGTTTTTGAAAAGGCAGACTATGACCTCTTGTCAAGCTATACGGGGCAGTACCCGAATTCAAAGTGCTTTGCGCTGTACTACGCCCGGGGCAGTCAGAATATAAGCGGGTTGTGGTACAAGCCAAACGACGAGGTAGCGTCAAGCCTGAACGCGTTCCAAAACTACGCGATCGCCAACATATGCACAGCGGCTACCGGATGCTCGCTGAATATATTCAAACAACTGACATATCCGGACATATGCGTCCGGGTGGAATACATTCCGACCGTCACGGCGAGGATCCATGCCTACAAGCCGGACGCCAAGAGCGGCGGCGGCTTCCTGTCAGACGGACAAGCGGCAAACAGACTAAGCGCCAAGGCACTGGGGGAGCACCTGCGGGGACAGCTTGCCATGTTGCCGAGCGCGTCTAAAAGCTGCGCGTGGCTGTTCAAGGATGCAGGAAGCATTCCGGAGCCCGGCAAGCTGATTGACGGTCAGTACATCTCCGTGGTCACGGCTCGCATATACCCGGCGTATTGCGAGGCTCAAATCGACACGGTGAAGGGATACAACGAGCTGGGATCCTA